ACCAATATCATGACGATATGTCCATCCATGGTCTCCTGTTGGTCCTACATAGATGAACCCAACTTTTGCTTTATCTGCTGCAATTCCAGCAGTAGCCATCATGGCTGCAGTAATAAAAACTAAAAATTTTTTCATATTTTTCCCTATTTTTTGTCTGATACAAAAGAATACATTTCTTTTGCTTTTTTCATTAAATCGTCCATAGAATACATTTGATATGCTTCTTGCACTTCTTCGTAGTTTTTCTTGCCTTGTTCGTACATATCATTCATCAGCTGTACATTCATATTATACTGCTGATCCATATAATCTTTTGCTAGTTTGAGCATGTCTGCTCTTATTTCAAATGGGTTCTTATTAGTCATTGACGTAACCCTTCATATCTGTTGCAAGCTTATGAACAGCTTCGTCCATAGCTTTAAGTTGATCTTTATAGAAATTGAAAGTATAAGCATTTGCTGCTTTACTAAAAGTATCCCAACCGGCTACTTTTAAGTCGACCATTTCTTCATAGAAAGTTTTATTATGGTCCATAAATTGTTTGTATGTAAAAATCATTTACATCTCCTATTTGTGTGTTGTGTGTGACTAAGAGGGCGATCTCCCGCCCTCTGTGCTTATTTATATGGATTACTAATTATCATGTAATTTTTGTATTTCCATCATGCACTTCCGAGACTCCTCGTAAAGCCCCATTCTTGCGAGCTCCGCTGCCGCTCTGGAGTATCCAATCGTCTGTGTAAACCGATCGAATGAAGACCACAAACCCGACAAGGGTGAGAAGACATAGTTTGCTACTAAAGCTGTCATTAGACCCAACCTCTTAGATTGTTATTAGTTTTAGCGGTTTCGATAGTTGATTTACTGCGGGCAACAGTATAAATGTCACCACGTGTAAGACCAATATCTGCTAAATCATAATCCGATAATTTGCCTAATTCTCTTTCTGTTGCTTTAATAACTTTACGTTCTGAACGATGTTGTTTAAAAGTTCTAAACGCTTCTATAATGGATTCAATTGCCCTCGTTGAGTAACTGTGGGCTGTTAGTATTGCTTGTGTCATTGTTTTCCTCGTTTTTACCAATATTGATTTTACGAGGACGCTGATTTTCTGGGACAACATACTTCAGTTCGATTGCAAGTATGCCGTCTTGAATATCTGCTCCGTGCACTTGTACGTGCTCAGACAGCCGGAATGTGCGTTTAAATTTCTTTGTGGAAATTCCACGGTGAATGAACTCACGACCCCTTGAGACGTGTTCTCCCACTACCGTTAAAGTTCTATCTTTAACCTCAACAGATAGTTCATCTTTAGAAAATCCCGCAACTGCAAGTTCAATAAGATAATCATTCTCATCAGTTTTAATAATATTATGTGGAGGATAATGATCTTTTGAATGTTTAGCGGTATATTCTAACTCGTTAAACAGATGGTCAAAGCCAACAAAAGATGAACGTGGAAAAAGTGTTTGTATGCCTGTCATTGTTTTCTCCTTTTTGTCAAGCAAGAATTAATAGTGGACCAGTAAAACTGCATCCACTATTATTTATAACGATGAGCTATTACTTTAGTGAATAGCTGCTATTCTATTTACGTCCAATATTATATTTTGGACATAGTTCCCATTCCTGTTTATCCTTAAACGGAATGATTTTAATTTGTCTTAGAGGTGATAAAGGCTGCGCTTTATTTTCATCTTGGATTGTAACCAAACCCCAATCAGACATAAGAGTGGCAATTGTATTTCTACGAGCAACATCGCCTTCTTCTAAATTAGATTTTTTACCATCTAATAAAAATAGTTCTTTAAAATGAACTATAAAATATCTGCCTTGCTTATGTAATATATGGCAAGACTGAAATAATTTTTTTTCTTTTCGAGATGCAACGCCGATGCGTGTAAGTGTTTCTCTAACCTTTAAAAAATCATCAGGTTCATTAAGAGAAACTTCTAACATAGTTTCTGGTGTCCATTTCACTAACTCATTATTGACTTCATTCATATCTTCAACTCACGTAAATTTATTATTATAGTTATAATACATGATTCTTTTCATGATAAAACTATTTATAATATATAACTTTTAGGGTTTTCTACCACCCTTACTTAACTTTTTACTAATAAACGCAAGCTGTTCTTTAGATAATAATGGTAATACCTGGAATGCTTTTTCTTTGGAGTATCCATAATATTCTTTTATTAAATCAATATCTGAATTTTTATCTTCTTTTGTCCACTTTGAAAATCTTTTACGTTTTCTAATTAATGTTCTAAGAAAATCATATTGCAACTTAGAATCTATATGAGCATATCTATTCATTTCATTTGCATATATAACAGTGTCGTTAAAATAAGATAACCCACGATTAACCATAAAAGAATTATATGCTTTCTCATCAAGATTATCGTGCATAATATTTTCTTTAGAATAGTTAATACTATTTAAATAATCAAAATGGTTCATGATATAGCCCTTACTAATGTTTGCATTCTCATAACATCTAGTGCAATATCGTGAACTGGATCATGATGAATAAAGTTATCACAGCCTTCGGGCATAAAACTATTTTTTAATCCGCTACCCCAAGACAGACCCTCTATTATTGATCTAGTATCTCGTAGTTGCCAAAAAGAATATGGCTGAGGCTTATGAAGTTGATCCATAATATTTTCAAATATAATAGGATCAAAATTATTACCTCTGGTATATACTTTACTTTTAAATGTCATATCGGCAATTGTAGAAACAAAGAAATCATAAAGTTCTGTAATAGATTGATCTTGATCCGATGGAATTAACTGTTTCTTTGCTTCGGAGCCCTGCTCGTTCCACCACTCTAATGTTTTCTTATCAATAACACGATTATGATTTTTTACTTGATCTTGAACATTAAACTTAATAAGCTTTGCAGATTCTACTAATTCATCAAATGAATATCCGTTTTCAGAAGTAAAATTATCTTCTGAAAACTTAAGAGCTGCTAATGAAACCACAACACAATTATATCTATCTGTGGATAATGTTTCAAAGTCAAAGATAATTGAATTAGACATCTTTAGCCCCATCTATTTGTTTTTGAATTAACCTTTCAGGCAAAGAGCATATCCAGTAATATGAAAACCAAAAAATAATATTATAAATTATAATTTCTGTATTCATTGGAATTCCACATTCGCCATAAGTTCTGTCATACAGGCTACAACATTAAGTTCATGATCTGCTACAAATGCATTTTTATATTGATAGTCTGCTAAAATAAGAACAACTTGTGGTATTGATTGCGGCTTTACGGAATCGGACATTCTATCATAAATCCCTCTAAAAATAGAAGATGCATCGGTATCAATATTATTTACTACCCATGAACGCATTTTCTTAAAATCTTTTGTTTTTAGAAAGTCCATAAGGCTCTTAAAAGATTGGTCACCAATGTTAACTAGAATACCAGAATCAATTTTACCGCCAATAGAATATCTCTGTGCTTCATTTAGAATACGGCGCCAATCTGGACCATATTTCATAATGAGCTCAGCAAGAACTTTATTCTCAAATTCTACATTCTCAGAATTAAGAATATTTTGAAGTCTAGCCATCATTTGAGCAGCTAGTGGAGCCATATCTTTTTTAGAAGTATTAAATTCATACACAGAACATCGTGAGTGAAGTGGTTCAATAATTCTATTTTTAAAATTACAAGTAAGAATAAATCTACAGTTATTAGAAAATTCTTCTATAAATCCCCGCAAGGCAGGTTGGGTGCTCTGGGGGTTTAAGTAATCAGCTTCGTCAAGAATGACTACTTTATACCCACCTTGCAGGGAAACAGAAGAGGCAAATTGTTTAATCTTAGTTCTAAGAGTATCAATATTACCTTCTTCTGAACCGTTAACCAAAATATAATCAAGATCCAATTCGTTACATAACGCTTTGGCTACGGTTGTCTTACCAAGACCGGCAGTACCAGAAAAGAGCATATTTGGCAGCTCTCCGGTCTTGATAATATTTTTAAAGATTGTTTTTAGATTAGGTGTTAGGATAGTATCTTCAATAGTTGCTGGGCGGTATTTTTCCACCCATAAAAAATCATTATTCATAATATAGTTTTATCCTTAAGAATTAATCTTCAGCTTGTTCTTGTTTCCAGCTTTCTACGATTTGGACACCCTGTGTACATTGGTCACGCAAATTACCAATGGTGGAAAGTTCTTCACCTCGAAAACCACCACGTTGAGTGATAGTATCAATAATAGCAATAGAGCTACGAGAAACTTGATTTAATAGTTCCATTGCACGTTTTGTATCTTCATTATCAGACATTTATTATTCTCCGTATGTTGATGTCTTTTCAAGAGCAATCCAATACATAAGATCACTCGCTGAATTAGTAAATTTTGAAATTAATTTTGAAGAAATCTCTACTTCATAATCTCCTTGATCAATCTTTAAATTAGAAATATTAAAGATAAAGTTGTATTTATCACTGGTAGAACTGCCTTCTACATCAATAGAGAAACTATTTGCTGTAGAATTTTCAGACGATGTAACAGTCAGGCTTACTGCAGATCCACTAGGTGAAACATGAAGTTCACTGTGACCAAGTGCTGAAGCTGCTCGTTTAACTTTACCAAGGGTATCTCCATCAAGAGTAAATCTTACATCAGTCTCTGGCATCTTTACTTCTTTAGATGGTGTTGTGAGCATCTCTGTATCTGAGTAAAAATACTTTACTTTTGATCTACCAGTAGAATCCCCAATGATAACGTAATTTTCTTCAAAGTTGAGACGTGGAGAATCAACTAAACCAAGAACACCAAGGAATTCATTTAGATCATAAACTCCGAATGTTTTTGGAAAGCTTTCCTTAATCTCTGCTTTTGAGAGAATGTTTTTTGCTTCAGAGATAGTTTGAAGTGTATTACCTTCATTAATAACCAAGTTAGAATTTACCGAAGCGTAATTCTTTAAAATTGAAAGTGTAGAGTCACTAAGTTCCATTATATTTATTTCTCCGTTTCATAAAATATAGTTTATTATATCATATATTGCTGTTGCTGTAAACACATTAATTTATCAATTCTTCTAATATTTCTAAGCATAACTTACTATCATCAGATGTGGTACCATCTTTAATTGCAGATTTTACACACTTACGAGTAAAATCAAGAGCATATCTGTTTCCTGATGCATCCATTCCCGTATTAATTAAATACACATTACAATTATTTGCATGGATTTTCTGCATTAAAAGATTACTGTATTCGCTTACTTGTCTAGGCATAAATGGAGAACCATAGCAGGGGCTAAATACTTTCTTAATTTCATTGTTACCTGCTTCAGTACCGGGCATCTGACTTGTGTAACCAGTTTCAAAGAATCTCTTAATAGTACCGTTTGTAATCTTACTTACTGCTGGAAATTTTCCAGTTACATCCATAGTTAAGAAAAATATATTATCTGGATGAGTAAAATCTTTATTCCCGTGATATGCATTCTCAACAGAAGTAATTGGATAACTTAATCTGGCATTTGAAACACCTGGATTTTCTACTACTAAACAATCTTTTTTTCTAGCATCTTCTACAGCATAAAAAATTGTAGGATGTGTTTCTGGGCTAAGACCCTCACTCTTAGCGTAGCAACCAGTTTCTACCATACGAATGCCATCTTGAGCCCAATAAACTTCATCATCACTAATTAATTTATAATCGGGATCGCTACTTAATGTAGTTTTACCTGTACCGCTTAATCCAAACATTAAATTAGTTGTATCGTTATAAGTAAAAGCACTACAGTGCATAGGTAAAGTACCATTTTCTGGTAACTCAAAACTTATAATACCGAACACACCTTTTTTAATTTCACCAAGAAACGTAGTTCCACCAATTAACATAACACATTCGTCCAAATGAACATAAATATATGGCTCATCTACTACCATTTCAGTATTATGTATAATCGTCCAATCAGCAGTATATTGTAGAGGATTGTCTACTACTGGAAACATATTACGGACAAATTGTGCATGTCTATCATCATTAGTCTCTACACGAAAACACATTCCAGCGGCATAAAATACAAGATTATGTGAATAATCCATAAGATCCATACGCATATGCATTACGTGATAATCTTCTTCGTTACCAATTTTATTATACTTAGGACGACTAAGATCAAGATATTTTGTTTTTTCACCAAAGAAATATTTATTTTCTGGGCTTCTACCTGTAGGTTTGGTTGTTATTTCAATATTAGGCATTATGCCACCATTTTACTAAAGTTCTTTTCTTTCTTGAACTCCAGCTTTTCTTCAAATTTTCCATCAAGTATTTCTCCTTTATGAGAGATTACAAATACGTTTGTGTCATCATCTAGTGTATGTAAAATTTTCATTAGATTATCAACACCATCATGATCTAAAGATGAATCAAATGTTTCATCTAATATAAGCAAATTGGTAGCTACAGAGTTTTTCATCTTAGCAATCATTCTCCAAGTAAACAGTAGAGCAAGATCAATTCTTTGCTTTTCACCCTCTGAAAAAGAATCGTATGAGAATGCATCTCTATGACGTGATCTAATAGTTTCTTGAAAGCTTTCATCTAAATTAAAGTGTACAAAGAAATCCAGAACTTGAAGATATTGATTTACTAATTTATTGATTACTGGAATGTATTGTTTAATAACCTTAGTTTTAATGCCTGTATCTTTTAACATCTCAGCCATAACAGTATTATATGAATATTCTTCATTAAGAGTTAATTTGTGTTCCATTAACTCGTTTCTTTCTTCATTCATATCATGAAGCTCTTGATTAGCCTCACCAATATCACCTTCTCTGGAACTAAGTCTTTGTATATCGAGATTAAAACCATCTATTTGTTTTTGATGAGATGATATAAGTTTATTATTGGTATTAATTAAATTATTATTATCTTTAACTTCTTCAGCTTTATTATTCCATTCGTCTATTAAAGCTGCTACATCATTAGCTTCTGATTGTATTCTTTCAAGGGTTTCTTTAGTTTGTAATGCTTTTTGCTTACATTCGTGTATTTTCCTCTTTTTAAAATCTGGTTCGATTTCCTGTGAACAGGTCGGACAGGTGTCATTCTGTTCATAAAATTTAGAATCGCCAACGATTGTTTTAATTTCTGATGTTGCACTGGCCTTATCTTGTAGAATGATTTGTTTTTTATTATTTGCTTCTTTAAGTTGCTTTGATACCTCTTCGGCATTTGCTTCATTAAAAGCACTACACGCGGCATTACTATTGTGTAATTGCTTGATTTCACTCTCGACCTCTGAGATTTTTTTCTTTTTATCATTAATCTCATCCTCATTAATTTGCGTAATATCTCTAATATATTTTCTTTGAGACTCCAGTTTGTTCTTTAGAATATCTAGTTGATATGAATTATCTTTTAGTTTTTCTTTTAGTACACTATTCTTTTCTTTTATCAAAGTATTCATTTTAGAGAAAACATTAATGTCCAGAAGATCCTCAATAACATCTCTTCTATGCTGTGCTGGTAGTTGCATAAAAGGAATAAAAGATGAAGAACCTAGCACAACGATCTGATGAAAGCTTTTATGATTTAACTTAATGATGTTTTGTTCAAGGACCTTCTGGTACTCCTTAGCGTGAGAAGATTGATTAATCATCACGCCGTTTTTCCATATTTCAAATATTTGTGGCTTTATACCACGAACAACTTTAAAAAGTGCTTTGCCTATAATAAATTCAACCTCTACAACACTATCTTTATTATTGATAGTATTAACTAATTGAGGTTTATTAATATTACGATGTGGTTTACCAAATAAACCAAAGGAAAGTGCATCAAGAATAGTTGACTTTCCCGCTCCATTTTGACCTACTATAAGGGTTGATTTTGTTCTGTTAAGACTAATAGTTGTCCAATTATTACCAGTCGATAAAAAGTTTTTATATCGAATAGATTTAAAAGTAATCATTCTTTTTGCCTTATTTGTTTCTTAGATTTCTGTCTATCTTTTTTCTTGGCAGCTTTTTTATAAGCTTTTTCCCATTTCTTAGATAAGCAGTGTATTCTTTCTTGTTTGGGCACTAAACTATTTCCATTGATTGTGCTTCTGTAAGAAGTTTCCTCATATTTACTTTTATCTTATCTTTGTCAAGATCCGTATCAACAGCATCAACATAACTATCTAACAAAACTTCGGTATCTTCCATAGATATACTTTCATCTTCAACATTCTCTCCAATAAACTCATTAAAGTTTTCTGCAATCTTTAGTTCATGAATCTTTCTATTCTGTATTCTATCAACTAAACGATCAAATGTAAAGAGGTCAGACTTATTAATTACAACTATTTTTACAAATTTATCATCTAAATGATCTACATTAAAATCTGAATAGCTCTGTCTTGAATCATCATATACAATCTTTTCATATAGTGTGTATGGATTTCTGATAGCTTCCATTTCACGAGTCTCTGTATCTATAACGTGAAAATGTTTATTATCGTGAGCATCAGACCAGAAAAATTCCATCTGTGTTCCAAGATATGTTATATTATCTTTTATTGATTTAGTGTGGAAATGACCAGATAAAACTTTCTCAAAGCGGGAGAAAAGTTTATGATCCATACCATGTTTATTTTCTATGCCTCGCATCATCTCAAACCCACTAAGTTCAAGATGACCGCCTAACCAATCAGCTTTACAGTTCTTAACAAACTCCATAGATTTATCATGATTTTCTTGAGTAATCCAAGGTAACATTGCAATCTTAAGAGAATCATATTCAAGAACACGAGGTTCCATGATAATATTAATCTCGTTCATAAAGTGACCTAATAGTTCTTTTAAACTATTTAAATCATTTGTATTCTTATAGTAAGTATCGTGGTTACCAGGCACAATATCCATAGACATTCCGTAATTACGAAGATGTGATAAAAAATGTTTACGATTGTGATTTAAAGCTCGGAAATTAATAAACTTACGATTATCATAATAATCACCAAGATGAATAATTTGCTTAATATCATGTTCTTTACAATACGGGAAAAAGATGTTTTCATAAAAATCTGCTGCATTATTTAAAAATACATCAGAGCTATTTCTAATACCACAGTGGGTATCATTTAATACTGCTATTTTCATTATATATCATTCCAAAAAGTCAGATAGATCTGAATCTACGTTAACTGCTCTTTTCTTTCTATTTTTTGCTTCTTTTGAAAAAGTTTTAATTTCTGTATCATATGCTTTTACTTTATCAATTCTATCTTTAAGTGTATCAATAAAATGGTTAGCAACCTGAGATGATGCATCGTCAGAACCAAGTTCTGTAACAAGAAACGCATCTATTCCAGATTGAGCAAGATATTTTTCTTTAATTTCTTGCTGTTTCTTTTCTTTAGTAATCCTACGCAGAAAAGCATACCAAATGATCTGAGTAAAATAAGCAAATGCATTTGGTTTACCTGTTCTAGTCGTAGCATTAATATTATAGTTTTCTATCGCTTTTAAACAGTTTTCTACTGCATCCATAACCATTTCTTCACGATATGTATATCGAATGAAATTAGATTTATGAGATAGATTCTCTGCTATTTGAAGAAAACTCCTAGCAATATAGTCTGGAACTATTGGAAGTTTTGCTTCGCCTTCTTTGGCTATTGTTACTTCTTTCACATATTCCACAATCGCCAATGAAAATTCTGAATTATTAATATAGTGAATGTTTTTTGTTTTTTTTGCTTTTGCCATAAATATAAACCTTTTACATATATATTATAAACTAATTATCAACAGATGTAAACAACTATTTTTTTCTGTTTTTACATCACTTTTTGGTTTACAGTTGCACGAATCTAGTATATAATAAAAGAGTAGTTAGTTGAGGATAGGGAATACTAATGAAGTTTAGTTTTATCAATA